TTAATACTATGAATAAAATTCATGGTTCTCACCAATTAACAGTTATGGATGCATATCGCATTAATCGTTTGATTAAACAACTTTCTGAATTACAAAGCGAATATCAAGAACTTAAAAAGGGACTGTTAGAAACTCATGGAGAAGAACAGGATTCAGAAGCTTCTAATTCTGATGGAACTATGTATACAGTATCAAAAGAAAAACAAGAGGACTTTCGCAAAGAAATGGGCGATTTACTTAATATAGAACATGATTTGGAAATAGAAAAAATACCATTTCCATCAAAAATTGACGATGGTATATTAGTTGCTGATATGGATGTTCTTGACATATTTTTTGATTTCGGGTTTGAAGATCCTGTAGAAGATCCTGTAGAAGATCCTGTAGAAGATCCTGCTGAAACCACCACATAAGTAATTTGTCACAATTTCTTTTTATAAATATAAGAGAATTAAACTATTCACTTATTATTTTTTTATTTAAGTAGGAGAAATTGTGGCACTTACTCTTCAAAAAAGAACAGTAAACTTTGTATTAGATCAAGGATGCACCTTTGAAAAAGTAATTACTGCTCAAAATTCTACTAGTGGAAATGTAACTATTTCTTCTGGAACAACGGCCGCAAAAATGCGGCAATCATACCACTCATCTAATAATATCACCACTTTAACTACTGCAATTTCAGGGTCAAATGTGACCATTTCATTAACTGCAACTCAAACAGCAAGTGTTTCTCCTGGAAATTATGTCTATGATGTAGAATATACACAATCAGGCGGAACAATAGTAGAACGAGTAGCCGAAGGAATTATCACAGTATCAGCAGAGGCATCAAAATGACACAACCAACTACAAGAGCAACTTTTAAAGATTATTGTAAGAGAAAACTTGGTTGGCCAGTAGTAGAATTAAATCTGGATGATGATCAAGTAGAAGATTGTATAGATGATTCATTACAATTTTTTCAAGAATATCATTTCGATGCAACTCAACCAGATTATTTAAGGCATCAAATTACTGGATCAACTCTTAAATTAGCATCTGCGCCATCTGGAACATTTTCTGATGGAGAATATTTTACTGGTGGAACAAGCGGTGTAAGAGCAAAAGTATATGAATATCATAGTGCAAATACAACTTTACGTTATTATGATCCAGAAGTAAAGTCTGGCGGTGATGGAAACACGTATTATGCAAATACTACTACTACATTTTCTACTGGTGAAACTATCACAGGAAATACAAGTAGTGCATCTGCGACTACTCATGCCTCTACTGCTACTTCATTAGGGGATTTTGATAATGGATATATTTCAATAGCTGAAGCAATTATTGGAGTTAGAAGAGTAATACCTTTTTATGAAAATGCTAGATCTTCTTCCATGTTTTCCGCAAAATATCAATTTGCTTTAAATGAGTTATATAGATTAGGAACAGATTTATCTCATTATGAAATTTCAAATCAACATTTAAGATTAATTGATGATATGTTTACAGGATCTCCATTGTTTAGATTTAATCGACATATGGATAGATTATATCTAGATATTGAATGGGGTTCAGATGTAGATATAGATGATTGGATTATTGTTGAATGTGATAAAATTATTGATCCAGATACTTATAGTGATATTTGGAGTGATATGTTTCTCAAGAAATATAATACTGCTTTAATGAAAAGACAATGGGGCCAAAATTTAATTAAATTTGAGGGGATGCAACTTCCCGGTGGCGTAACAATGAATGGAAGACAATTATATGATGATGCAGTTACAGAACTTCAAACAATAGAAGAGCAAATGTCTCTTAGATACGAATTACCAGTAGACCATTTAGTAGGATAATACATGGCAACAAATCCATATTTTAATCTTCATTGAACAAATACTTCTGATCAAAGATTAATAGAAAATTTAAATATTGAAGCAATAAAAACATTTGGTATTGATGTATATTATTGTCCAAGAACACTAATCAATGAAGATGATCTTTTGGGGGAATCTCAGGGACACTCATTTTATAGTGCTCATATGATTGAAATGTATATTAAAAGTGTAGATGGTTTTGAGGGCGAGGGAGATTTTGTTGCTAAGTGGGGCGTACAAATAAAAGATCAAGTTACATTTCGTGTTGCTAGAAGAAGATTTCAAGATATAAATGTGCAGGGTGAAGGAAGGGCGATTATGCCACATGAGGGAGATTTAATATATTTTCCTTATACGAAAAATTTATGGGAAATTCAATTTGTAGAAGACGAATCAGTATTTTGGCAAACCGGCTCATTACAATTTTATGAAATGTTATGTGAATTATTTACATATTCAGATCAAAATCTTGATACAGGAATTGATGATATTGATAAGATTGAACGAGCACTTTCTTACTCTATTGATTTTACTATGAATGCCGGAAGTGGAAATTTTACAATTGGTGAACAAGTATATCAAGGAACTTCATTCGGTGCCGCAACAGTAAAAGGAGAAGTTGCAAGTTGGAATTCTACTACCAAGATTTTAAATCTCATAAACATGACCGGAAATTTCTCTGGAACTTTAAATATTATTGGAAATACTTCTGGTGCATCTTGGTCAATTACTTCATTTGATGCTCAAACATCAACAGCGAATACAGGACAAGGGGCCACTAATATAGCAATTGAGGCCGAAGCAGATTCCATTATTGACTTTACTGAAGGTAATCCATTCGGGAGTCTATAATGTTAGGAATTACGTATTATCATCAAACAATTAGAAAATATGTTGCAGTTTTTGGCACACTATTTAATGATATCAATATTCAAAGAAAAGATTCCGCTGGTGTAATTCTAGAACAAATTAAAGTTCCTGTAGCTTATTCTTCTAGAGATGCGATGTTACTTAAAGTGAGAAATTCTCAGTCAGCGGGTCAATCAATAACACTTCCAAGAATTGGATTTGTTATGGATGCTATTTCATATGATGGTACTAGAAAATTAAATACAATGGGTCAAGTGTATGCCGCAAATACCGCAACTACAAACAGTACACTTTTAAAACAATTTAATCCTGTTCCTTATAATTTTGATTTTACATTATCTGCTATGGTAGATAATTCTGAAGACGGAGCACAAATTTTTGAACAAATTGTTCCGTTTTTTACACCAGAATTTAATGTAACAGTAAGTTTAATTCCTTCAATGAATATATCACCCGATATTAATATAATATTAACTGGTGTTACTGTATCAGATAGTTATGAGGGAGATTTTACAGCACGAAGAGAAATTTTATGGGATTTAACATTTACTTTGAAGGGATGGATTTATCCCGATGTTAAATCTGGATCTGTTACTAAAAAGGTTATTGTTAATCTTAGAATGCCCGGTGAAGGTCCAGTTCAACCCCCTGAATATATTTTATTGGAGGATAGCACTTCTTTTACTTCTAATTATTTACTTCTTGATGCTGATGCAGGATCACCCGATGCAACTGGTGATATAAAAGTATTAAGTGAATGGAGTTCAGAATCAGGGGCCGCAGGAATTAAATCTAGATATATTGTTACACCTGGTGCTGGTGATGTTAGTGCAAATGATGATTTCGGATATACTGAAACAACTGAATATTTTAATGATAATGTGGATACCAATTTATCCACAGGATTAGATGTGCAATTATAATGACAAAAATTACAGACAATCGGATTGATGAAATTCTAGAAATTACTAGTATAGTTCCTACTGCTGAATTAAAACCAGAACCATCTCCTAGAATTGTTCCAAATAAAGATGGTGATGATAAAGAAATTGATTATAATTATGCCCGTGAAAATTACTATAATTTAATCGAAAGAAATCAAGATGCTGTAGAGGAAATGTTGGAGATTGCTAAACAATCGGAGCACCCACGCGCGTTCGAAGTTGTAGGACAATTAATTAAATCTGGCTTGGATGCCAATAAAGAATTGATGACTCTACATAAAACCAAAAAAGAATTGACTACCGAAAGGGCTCCAAACCAAGTAACAAATCAGGCAGTATTTGTTGGATCTACAGCAGAATTACAAAAGTTGTTGAAGGCGAAAAAATGATATATAATGGATCTATTTACTAATCATCATAAGAATTGTTAAGGAAAACCCAATGGCATCAACCAATTATCTTGGCCAGCCCAATCTCAAAAATGTAGGTCAAAACATAGAGTGGACAAAAGAAACACTTCATGAATACATGCGTTGTAAAGAAGATCCAGAATATTTTATTTTAAACTATGTTCAGATAGTTCATGTTGATAAAGGTCTTGTGCCTTTTAATATGTATGATTATCAGAAAGATATGATACAAAAATTTACAGATAATAGATTTGTTATTTGTAAAATGCCTAGACAAACAGGAAAATGTTTTAATATAAATACTAATATTAGAGTAAGAAATAAAAAAACTGGTGAAATGCTTGAATTAACAGTAGGAGAATTATATGATAAAATTGAAGCAAAAAAGACAAATAAAAACGTATGAATGCCTTGAATGTGGAGAAAAAATTAAAGGACCGGCGTTCGGAAAACATATCAAAAAACATGGCTATGAAAATACAAAAGAATATAAAATTAAATTTAAATTGATAAAAACACAAGAAGATTTAAAAAATGAAGGTGCTGTATGTTGTTCTATTTGTAATTTTTACGGTCACGATTTAAATAGTCATATTATACGTCTCCATAAAATATCTATTCCAGACTATAAATCACAATATAATTCTCCTATTAAGAGTGATAATTATCTAAAAAAACAAAGTGATAGGATGAAAGGTTCTAATAATCCTTGGTTTGAGCACGGTGGTAAGTTTTCACCATTTTCTGATAAATTCATTTATGCTGATAAAATAGTTAAAGAGAAATTATATAAAAAAGTATCAAAATCAAATCGTGAGAATGGTAATAATGATACGACAGCGAAATATTGGATAAGCCGTGGATATACTGTAGAAGAAGCTAAAGAAAAAATATCAAAACGCCAATCAACATTTTCTTTAGAAAA